TGTAATACCAAAGACATATCGTTGCTTGGTACACCAGCTTGTTTTAGCTTAGATACTGCTTCAAAAACTTTTGCAACAGTAATAGCTGCATCAGCTGCACCTACGGCAGTTGAAAAGCCATCAAATAAAGCAGTTAGATCAGTGTCAATTTTTTTAGCAATAGCTTCACCAAATAATCTTCCTAGATCCCTTACAACATCTGATTCAGATACATTTATAGCCATATCAGTGACCGTAGTCATAATACCAACTTCAGCCACAGTTAGGTCAGCTTTTGAAGTTGATACTGCTGTGTTACTTAGGTCAGTAGCTTCATTAACAGCTGCAGCACTTACAGTTGGGTAAATTGGCACTTGTAGTACCTTGCCTGAATTTCTAGGCATAGTGTAATTTCTTACAAGACCTCGCATAATTGAAGTTTCAGACGCTACAAATAGAGCCTCTGCAACCATAGGCGAGATCAAATCGTCTAATGTAGACGTTGTTGATTCGTTAGCCATAATTTTTCTCCTTTATGGTTTAATTTTTATTAATAATTTTTGAATTTTTCCTTTCGATATTCAGCATATCTTGCTTTATCTTCAGGATTATTCATATTTAGTTCCGCCAAGTTCAAAGGTTTGGGCGTATCACCACCAACACTCGATTTAGAACCAACACCACTAGGTGATGCTATTTTAAAATGAGGGTTGTCATCTAAAAACTGTCCAACATATTCTTTTATACTAAGTGGTTCACCTTTATCGTTATACATTGGTGCATTATTATCACCAATAATTTCTGGTTTACCATCGTCTCCTAATTGAACTTTGTTTTTTAACAAATTAACGACTTGCTCTGGTTTAATAGCTTGTTGTTCACTTGCTACTTTAATCAATGCGTCATCAATTCGTACTTTTTGTAACTCGGCTTGGTATTGAGAAATTACAGCGTCTTTTTTAGATACTGTTTCTTTCAATACTTTATCAAATTCACCTCGTTGTTTTTGCATTTCTAACTCTTTAGCTTCTTTTTCTTCTTTGAGTTGTCTTGCTTCGTCAAGATCAATGCCATTAAGTTTCTTTTCAAACTTAGCTCTTTCTCTTGCTAGTCTTTTTTCAAGAATTTTATCCAACTCGCTTTGTGCAATCATTGGCTCTTGTTGTTCAACTTCCTGTTTTGTTTCTAGAGATTCAGTATTCTCAATCTCCGTTTTTTGCTCGTCAGCCATAGTAGTATTCTCCTATATTATAAGATCGCCATTTTCATTATACCAACTTGGATCAGTCGGTTGTAGATGGTGTCGGCAATTATATCCACCTCTACTTGTAAATGGATCGGTTGTTGATTTACCTTTCCAACTCTCAGATGACCACTTATCTCTAAGCTCTTCCTCTGAAAATATCTTCCCTCTATTCGCTATACAAAATGGTCTACTATCACCAATTATATCTCCGTAATAAAGAAAGTTTGTTAGACCAGCTTCTGCAGCTTTCGCTTTAGTAAACTGTCCATCAAATTCCATTAAACTATCGTGTGCTAATTGCTTAGCATATCTTCTCATATTATTTCCAACTCTATCTGCACCATAAACAGTATGCAACTTTTCTATTGCTTTTTGTTTTACTGTCTCATCAGTTGTAGTTGCAACAAGTTCTACTAGATCATTAATTTCATCTTGATCTGCTTTAATATATACACCATTGATCCTGTGTTGTAAGGTTTTAACTGTGTCCTCAAATGGTTTTCCACTTATCGTACTTTGATAAATTTCATCAGCCAAAGCGTTAGTAGTTTCAGTTGCTATATCTAAAAACCCTGTAAACTTAACCCGTTTTAAATTAGTAATTGTTTCTATGTCTAATTCAGTAAGTGTTTTAAAGTTTTCAGATATCGGTAATACTTTCATATTATCTACTATAATCTTAGCAACTTTATCGTATTCTCTTACAGTTCCATCAGCCCACAATACATAGTGTTTATCTATTAAAGCTTTTATCTTAGGTCTTAATTCAACCGCTAGTCTTGCTTCAAATAATTTGTTATCTCTAAGCGGTAAAGAATTTGCAAGTTTTACAACATCTTTTTCTAGATTTTCTAAAGCAATGTTTAATCTGTTTATATGTCTTGCTTCTATATCATCTACCAGGTTTTCTCTTAATTGTGCAAGTTCTTCTATTTTATCCATTATCTTCTCTTGCCTTGTCCTCTGTATTTTTTATATGATCTTCTCTTAGATTTATTCATAGTAGACTTTATAGGGTTTCTACCTTGTGAAGTTCCCTTCTCAGTCTTTATGTGGCTCGTGTAATTCTTTGTCTTCCGCATTTCTTTTCCAAAATTCGTCTAATGCGTTATGCTCGCAGTTAGAACATTTACATATAGCACATTGACCATTATTTCCACAATGGCAATCGTGTTCGCAGTTACGACACATCATAGCTCCCCCTAATCAATAATTCGTTTAATTCTTAACCTTCCCATATCATTTTCAAGTTCAGCTTTCACTTCCTTGCATTGGATATATATTCCTTCTTGATCTTCACCGATGGATCTTGATACAACTCTTTTCTGAGCCAAACAGTCTGACATTCCTTTAGTTGGAACATATTCTAAAACTTTATTTCCATCTTTAATCATCATCATAGCAAACACTATTTCGATCATTGTTTGTAACTCCCATTTTTTTCTTCTAAATCAATTATTCGTTCTTCGTGAAATTGAATAACCATATCGTTTTTTTGTATCATTGGTATTTCTTTTTCCATCTGCTCTTTAAGTTTGTCTTGGTTTTTAGAAATAAACTCAACTAACATAAACAACTCTTGTATCTGAGGACTAACCATATCGCCTTTTGGTACTCCATCTATAAAGTCATTGGCAGCTTCTAAGTCTTTAGTAATTAACTGAAGCTCAGTCTCCACCAACGTCAGACGTTCAAGTAAATTAAAATATGAGAATGTGCCTATGGCAACTGCTCCAAGAATAGCAATTAAATTTTTTGCTGGTAAACTTATTTTGCTATCTTCAGATAAATCTAACTTACTCGACATCTTCCTCTGCTACTTCAGCCTGTGTTTGAGCTGTTTCAAATACTCCGACCTCTGTTTGTGCTGTGATCTCGTCATTAATCGTACTAATAACAGCGTCATCATCAATAACAGCACTCACAATTTGTTTATCAATCTCTTTTTGGAATGTGCTTGATCTAACTCCACTTGCTTTAGCCTGTTGTAAGTATGCGAGATCAGAAGCATAATCTCTGAGATTAAAGCTATCTGGGTAGTTAATAACACCATCAAATGACTTGCCTTGCCACATAGCCCATAAACTCCATATTTGTTCTTCAGCGTTTTCCAATAAGTCAGCCTTCTCACTCAATACCGAGTTAAGGTTTTCAAACTCAGTCTGTAAAGCAATCCCAGATTGGACTTGGGTTTTAGTTTGTCTAACACCAGACATATGGGTTGCTCTATCAATCATCTCAATCTTTTGCTCAATAGATGATCTGATCTCACTTAGGTTTGAGCCACTTGGCTGTAATAGAAATGGTTTCAATCCACTATCTAAATCATCTGGCATTGATATAATTGCACCAGCACCAGCAGAAGCCTCTACACCTTGAGTTTTAACTAAACTAGGGTGATTGGATAGCCTAATTAACTGTTCCATCTCAGAAAGCTCGTTGTAGATAGACTGTTGCAATAATGCAACATCTGTCAAATCACTAATGCCTACACCTTGTCTCGGTGATCTTTTATTATACAGGCAAATAGCGGGTATAGTGCCTAATTGGTTAGGCTTTACTTCAATAACTTTTATCTTGCCTCTTTCTGGTACGAATACATAAGATATTTCATTAGGTGTCCATATTCTAAAATATGCTCCATCAGATGTAACTTCTTCCCTAACTTTAATATAATCCAACACATATCGACCACTGGCGGATCTTACATAGTTCCAATCCATAACATTATCTGGTGTTATCATTGTCAGATAAGGTCTTATGTCTTGACTAAGTTCTTCTGCTCTAGTCTGTGCGTTGCTTTCTGGTTTATCTACAAATATCCAAACATTCCCATAAACACCAGCGTAAGTCTGTGCGTTCTTCATAAACGCATTAAAATTTTGTCCATCAAGGTCTGTATCACTTAAGAATGATTCTAAACTAGGATCACTTTCCAATACGCCATATTCTCTTGTTGGTGGTACTCTAAATAGAAAACTTGAGTAGATACTTATAATATTTCTACAATGGTTGTCTATTGGTGTGTAATTAATTCTATTTTGATATTCTAAATCTAATTCCAATGCGTATTCGTGCAAGAAGCCACCAGATCGGTATTCATCTCCACCTAAGTATGATCTCAAATAAAAATTCCATCTAGGGATCATTAGATCATAGTTATCGTGTCGGTTTTCCATAAATTCTTTATCTCGAATTAAGGAATCCATATTTTGATTCATTATGTACATTATTTAACGCTCCATCTTTGAGGTAATTGTTTTGTGTATTGTTTTCTTATAGGGAACAAATAATCTACCGCATAGCCTATGGCGTCGTTCATATGGTCAAATCCGCTATCCTTGTCTGGTTGCGTAGTTCCCTCTTTATAAAGGTGTCTTTCCAATCCTCTAATGATGTTCTTACATTTTGGATCTATAAACATCATTCTTTGATCGTTTGTATTCTTTAATCGTGAATTAACAGCGTTAATCCTGTCCCTTATTTGAGGGTGTGCATTTTTAACTCTTACTGTCAATCCAGCATTTTGC